CGCAAAGATTAACAGCTATTCTTCAGCAGCTTCACCTAACGGTGGAAACACGCACACAGGGCAAACAGGAAGAAGAAAATGACGGAAGCGAACACAGAGAAGCTTATATACGGCTACTCAAAGCCACGCCTACAAAGTCCAAGTCTAAAACTTCCTAGCGCTGGGCAGGTTGTTGCTGATTTAGCGATTGACTTAGGTGTGCCACTACTTCCACACCAAAAGTTCTTAATGGACGAAGCCCTTGTAATGAAAGACGGCAAATGGGCTAGGTCTACCATTGGCGCAATTATGGCTCGACAGAATGGCAAGACTCACGCGCTTAGAATGCGGATATTGGCTGGGCTGTATGTCTTCGGAGAGAAAAACATAATCGCTATATCCCAGAGCCGTATGCTTTCGCTTGATACATTTCGGCAAGTGGTCGATATGGCTGAAGGTACAGACTGGACACGCAAAAGGATTAAACGGGTTAGCCGCACTAACGGGCAAGAAGAATTAGAGATTTACTGTCACCATTATCCGAAAGCCTGTGGCGAGAAGTGCGACAGGATTCGAAAGTACGCGATTAAAGCTGCTAACTCGGAGAGTCCTCGTGGCTCGACTGCCGACTTGCTCTGGATAGACGAACTTCGAGAAATCAACACAGCTACCTGGCAGGCAGCAACTCCATTAACACGCGCTCGACCTAATGCCCAGACTTGGGTTACTTCAAACGCTGGGGACGACTCAAGCACCGTTCTAAATGAGCTGCGTCAACGTGCCTTAACTTTTCAATCTGACCGCTTGGGCTGGTACGAGTGGAGCGCGGCGACTGATGATATTAACGATATTGAAAATTGGAAAATGGCTAACCCAGCACTTGGTCACACTATCCAACTTGAAAACTTAGAAGACTCTGCCAAATTTGATAACCCAGACGCTTTTAGAACTGAAAGCCTTAGTATCTGGATTAACGCAATTGACTCGCCCTTCCCAATGGATATCTGGAATGCTGGCGAAGCTGCTGTACAAATGGAAGACGACTTACCGACCTTTATGGCTATGGACTTATCGTTTAATCGTGACAAGGCTTACTTAGTAACAGTTCAGCAAAGGGCAGATGAAAAACTTGCGTGCTTCGTTCACGAATGGACAGGGCTTTCAAATATTGAACTAGCTTCGGAAATTGCCACACTTGCCAGACGCTTCAAACCTAGAGTCTTAGCCTATGACCCAAACACAGCAGGATTTTTAGCGCCACAGTTAGCCCGTACTGGTATTGCAGTTGCTCCGACTCCTTGGAGTTCAACTGCCTTTAGTATCTTCTGCGACCAAACTTTGGCAGCTATGTCAGGCGGACAATTACTTCACCCAAACCAAGAAATTCTTAGAACTCACTTAGGCGCTTCAGCTCGTAAACCTGCCAGCGACGGCGGCTGGCGTATTGCTAGACGGGCTTCGACAAATCCAATTAGCTCGGCAGTTGCTTTAGTTATGGCAGTGGGTCACGCGACACAACCACAGGCTAACTCTGCTATATTTGTGGTCTAACTCAATCTCCTTGAGGTAAGCGACGTGTTGGGCTGTTTGTTGGGAAGCCTGCAGTCCGACACGTTGACCTATGTTGCATAGTTTGCAAATTACACTTATGTAATTCATTATTAGACTGTGGGATTATTAGATTTCTTTACAGTTAACCCTGTTGCGAAGAAAATTGACGCAGCAGCTAATTTAGTTCCTTATTCTTCGGGCTATACCTTTGTAGACTTCCCTTCGACTGCTACACGCGCCGAAGCTATGCAAGTTCCAGCAGTTGCCCGCGCTCGCGGCATTATGTGTGGAACTGTGGGAAGCCTTCCAGTACACGCTTACAATAAAACAACCCAATCACGCGTATACGGAAACCCTTTACTAACCCAGCCTGACCCAAGTTTGCCATTATCGGTAACTATGTCTTGGACAGCTGAAGATTTATTATTTAGCGGCGTTGCTTACTGGGAAGTTCTAGCAGTTAGCCCAGAAGACGGACGACCTACACAGGCTCGTCGAGTTGACCCGTTTTACGTTACTTACACCATTAACGAATACGACACAATCATTACTCAATTCTTTGTTCGTGGTCGTCCAGTTCCTATGACTGGTCTTGGCTCACTAATTATGTTTAATGGTATTGACGAAGGCATTTTGGCTCGTGGTGGTCGCACTATTCACAGCGCACTTCAAATCGAGAAGGCAATAAGCCGAATGGCAGCCGAGCCAGTACCGACAACAGTATTGAAGAATTCAGGTGTAGACCTTCCAGAGCCACAGGTAACGGCTATGCTCGCAGCTTGGAAACGCGCACGTCAGGAGCGCTCAACTGCTTACCTAGCTGGAAACCTTGAAATCCAGACTTTAGGCTTTGACGCTACTCAAATGCAGTTAGCTGAAAACCGTATGGGAATGGCAAGCGAAATTGCTCGAATGGTTAACATTCCAGCTTGGTACTTAAACGCCGAAGCCGCTTCAATGACCTACACAAACGTGACTAGCGAGCGCCGAAGCCTAATTGATTTCTCAATTCGCCCAACTTTGATTATGCCAATTGAACAGCGTTTGAGTATGCCTGACATAACTCCAATCACTCAAGAAGTACGTTTTGACCTTGATGACTACCTACGCGGAAACGCTATCGACCAAATCGAAGTAGTTGGAAAGATGTTAGAACTTGGACTTATCGACATTCCAGCAGGTCGCAGAATGCTTGATTTAGTAGAAGAAGGAAATGAAAGATAATGACTTCAATTAACTTTGACGGCAAGATATTCGGTGCAGATACAGAAACCCGCACACTTCGAGGCTTAATTGTTCCTTTCGGTGCAGTTGGCAACACTAGCGCGGGCGCTGTGGAATTCCACCCAGAAGCCTTCGGCGTTATTAAAGCTGAAGAACTAATTCTTAACCTTGAACACCGTCGAGAATCACCAATCGGAAAAGGTATTGCGGGAAGTTCTAAAGTAACTCCTGCAGGTATTGAAATGGCTTTCAAAATTGCACCTACAACAGCGGGAACTGACGCGCTTATTGAAGCCCAAGAAGGCTTGCGTCCAGCGTTTTCAATCGAAGCTAGTGCTAACGAATACACAATTGAAAAAGGCGTTATGAAGGTTAGTCGTGCCACACTCACTGGTGTAGCTCATGTAACTAATCCTGCCTTTAAGGCGGCTCAAATAACTGAAGTCGCCGCTTCTGAAGAAGAAGAAACACAAGCCCCCGAAGCGGAAGAAGCCGCAGAGGAACTAACAGAGGAAACTACTGTGGAAGAAAACAAAGAAACCGCAGTTGCCGAAGAAGTAGTAGCGCAAGCTGCACCTGTTCAGGCTTCTGCTCCAATCCGCACAGCTCCACGCTCTCCAATCGTGGACGGTGCTTCTTACCTAGAACACAGCATTAAAGCTGCTATGGGTAACGACGAAAGCAAGCAATACGTTCGCGCTGCAGATGAAAGCACCAGCACAAACACTGGTCTAACACTTGCACCACACTTGAATGAGTTCATTACTACTTCAATTGGTGGAAGACCGACAATCGAAGCAATCTCAACCGCCGCAATTCCTGCAAGCGGTATGTCATTTACCATTCCTAAACTGACTCAAGCTCCTACAGTTGCAGATGTTAACGAAGGTTCAAGCCCATTCGGTACTGCTATGACTTCTGACTACCTAACAGTCAACGTCAACAAGTACGCTGGAGCTAGTCGCGTGAGCTGGGAGCTCATTGACCGCTCAAGTCCAGAATTTCTAAATGAGCTCCTCAGGGAAATGCAGCTAGCCTACGCTAAGGCAACTGACGCTGCTGTAATCTCTGCATTACTTGCAGGTGGAACAGATGCAACAGCAGTTGCAGGTTCAGCAGACGGTCTACAGTCATTCGTAGCAGTTGAAACAGCTGCCGCTTACGCAGGTTCAGGCAACTTCGCCCGTAACTTAATTGCTAACACAACAAACTGGTCAGCAATTATGGGATACCAAGACAGCGCAGACCGTCCGCTTTATATGGCTGCACAGCCAATGAACGCAGCTGGCGCAGTAGCACCTACTTCTATCGTTGGTTCTGTATTAGGTCTAAACCTATTCGTAGACCCACACTTTGGAACTGGCGCAGACGAAGGAATGATTTTGGTCGCTCCTGAAGCTGCTACTTGGTACGAAAGCGCACAGCGTCAAGTACAGGTTAACGTAATCTCTTCAGGCGAATTAGAAGTATCTGTTTACGGATACGGCGCAATCGCTGTAAAGAAGCCTGCTGGCGTACGCGTATACCAACAGTCTTAACCCTTTAGGTTAAAACGAATGGAGCGGGCGTTGCTGCCCTGTGGCGCTCGCTCCACCTAACCAAGAAAGAATAAAATGGCACTTATTGACATTGAAGAACTTAAAGATGTTCTAGGCATTGGCGATATTTACGACGACGCAATCGTCCAAGAAGTAGCTGACGCTGCTAGTAATGTCATTCTTTCTTACTTAACTTTTAACGACGCAGCTGTTAATTCAGTAAAGTTAGAAAATAATGTTGCAACTTATTACACTTCTTCTGCTCACGCTTTTGCTGTTGGCGATAGTCTTTCTATCTCTGGTATTGGCACTCCCTTTAATGGCACTAAAACAATTACGGAAAAAACAACCAACAGCTTTAAGGTTGCTATTACCAATGCGAACATTGACCAAAAGGCAGTAGTACCACAGGGTAAGGCAATAATTACTTCACAAGTGACTTTGTACGACGCAGTACCAGAAATCCGCGAAGGCGCTCTTGCTATCGCTGTTGACATCTGGGCGCAACGAATGGGAACTATGGGACAGCAAGGCGTGGACTTCCAGCCAGCTCCGTACCGTTTAAGCCGTTCACTAATGACAAGAATTTCAGGTTTAACAGCCAAACACATAAACGTGGGGACTTACGTTGGCTAATTTTGCAACTTTACGAACTGACCTAGCTGAAGCCTTAGAAGCTGCTGGTCGGGTCGTCTATTCATTCCCACGCGAACAGATAACTCCACCTGCATTAGTGCTAGTACCGTCTAGCCCGTATGTCGTACCGGTGGCAATCGGTGGACTTAACAATCGAATAAATATTCGCTTCGATTTAACCGCTATAGTCGGCGCAGCTGATAACCAAGCCGCTTTAGCAAATATAGAAAACTTAATGCTTGCAGTCTTTGACTCGCTTCCAGCTGGGGCGAGCGTTGACCAATGGACACAGCCGAATGTAATCACAATCGGTTCTAATGAAATGTTGACTAGCCAAATTACAATAGAGCTAGTAACTACTAACAACGGAAACTAGGAAGGGTCAGAAATGGCAACTTACATTACTGGAAGGGACTTGACCCTATCCATAGATACAGAAAGTTACGACGCACAGGCTTCGACAGTTACTTTAACTGTTGTACCTAATCAGGCAACTCTAGAAGTATTATCTGGTCGGGCTTACAAAACAATCGACTACACAGCAACTCTTAGCGTTGAAATGTACGCTGACTGGGGCGCTGCTGGCTCACTATGCGACGCTCTATTTGACGCCGCTGGTTCAGCTGGTGACACTCCTATCGCTTTCTCATTCGAAGCTAACGGTTCAACCTTTACAGGTAACGTATTCCCTAACTTCCCTACTGCTGGTGGCGGCGCTGTTGACGTGCTTACAACCACAGTTGAATTTGTTGTTGAAGATGGAAGCGTTGCAAGAGCTTAACTACTAACAGAACAGGGCAACCTTTATGAGATACGAAGTAACTAACAAACAGGGCAATAAATTCATAGTGAGTGACGAGAGTGCTTGGCTTTGGATAGAACTAGAGCGTGCTTTAGGTCTAACAATGAAGCAGGCAGCCGAGAAAATGGCTAACGGCAGTCTTGATGTAATAACTTGGATATTGCACCGAGCTGCTTTAGACAGTAAGAATACGGAAATCAAAACCCAGAAGAATTGGGTCGAAGCCGAATTTGAAACATTCGAGGTGCTTGACGAAAGCCCAAAAGCCACGAAGTCGGAAGTATCCAGCGCAACCTAATAGCAATTGCTGTTAGGACTGGAATACCACTAGCCGACTTAAGGAACTGGTCACTAACTGACATAGGAACAGCGCAAGACTTTTTGAAAGGATAGGTAATGGCTAATAGGTCAACAGTACAAATCAAGCCAAACCAATCCCAACTAAAAGGGCTTTATGCGGCTTTTAGAAATATGGACGACGACAGCAAAACTAAATTAAAGAATGACGTAAGCCTTATTTCGGCTTGGTCAGCTGGAGAACTTCGGCAGGGTGCTTATTCTGCTCCAATGTCTAGCCAGTCAATTCGAGTAGCTGACACAATTCGACCAAATAAAGACCGCATTCCAAATGTAACTATTGGCGGAAGTAAATCAAGATTTAGCGGCGGCGCTGTGTCTGGTCAAGTTTTATTCGGTAACGAATTCGGCGCTAATCCAACTGGCACTAATGGCGCATTCCCTAACGGTGGTCGGCGCTTTCCGTTTCGTTCACCAAGTAAGGGAAGAGGTAACGAAGGTTACTGGATATTCAAGACACTTACTGCGATTCAGCCTGATATTACTCACCGCTGGAAAAATGCAGTTACCGACGTATTAAATAACTGGAAGAAGGGAAGTGGCGGAATTGGCTGAAATTAGAACGCTTAAACTCAATCTTCTAGCAGATGTAAACCAATTTGGGCAGGGCATAACTCAAGCTGAAGCGTCTGTAAATGGCTTCGGCGGAACAGTTAACAAAGTTTCTAAAATGGCTCAAGCGGCTTTCGCTGCTATGGCTGTCAGCGCTGCTTATGCTGCAATTAAAATTGGCAAGGATAGCGTCGAAGCTGCTATTGCTGATGAGAAGAGCCAAGTCACTTTAGCCAAAGCCTTACAAAATACGACTAAGGCAACAGACGCACAAATTGCAGCTACTGAAGACTGGATAACAACCCAGCAACTTTCTTACGGTATTGCAGACACAAAACTTCGACCTGCAATTGCTAACTTATCCCGAGCAACTGGCGACTTAACCAAAGCCCAAGAATTAACCAGTATTGCTTTAGATATAAGCGCTTCAACTGGTAAAGATGTCGAAAGCGTGTCGCTGGCACTAGCTAAGGCTTACAACGGCAACATAGGCGCACTAACCAAACTTGGCATTCCACTAGATGAAAACATCAAGAAAACTAAAGATTTTGACGTAGTTCAAACTAAGTTAGTCGAGTTATTCGGTGGAGCAGCAGCAGCTAACGCCGATACCTACGCTGGCAAACTCGCAATCTTATCCGAGCGTACTGGAGAACTTAAGGAAAGCGTCGGCGTTCTATTACTTCCACAAATTGAAAAATTAGTTGGATTTGCTAATGAAAGACTTTTGCCAGCACTAGAGCAGTTAGCCGCAGGTTTCGCAGGCACTCCAATGTCAACCGAAAGCAGCGCTTACTTCTTAGGCGAAGCAATCAAAGAATTAACAGACGCTTTCGGCAAGTTATTTAGCGTAATAAATGCCGATACTGAAAACTCAACTAATAATATTTCAAGACTTGCAGCGGCTATTTCAACTTTGGCTGGTGCAATTGACTTCGTCGCTACTGCAGTAGGTAAATTTACTGACCAATGGAATAGGCTTCCGCCATTAGCCCAGCAGCTTCTTTTAGGTGGCTTCGGATTAGTTCAACGGGCATTCCCAACGCTTCCGGAATCTAACGCTGGCTCACTTGGTTTGACAGCGCCAACAGCAGCGCAGCAAACAGCCCTAAGCCAACAGAACATAACAGTTAACCTAAACGGCGTTGTAGACGGCGAAAGCGCTAGACGCTCAATTGAAAAGGTTTTGCAGAATTCAGGAAGTCGTACTAGCCCAGTTAAGCTCGCTAGGTTACCTTTATGACGGCTTACAGCCCATTCCCAACAGTTGAAATCAATGGCGGAGTTTATTACCCAGACAATACTCTTTCGCGTATCTCGATTAACACAGGTCGGCGCAATATCTACGAACAGCCGTCGGCAGGTTATTCAGTAGTTGAGTTATGGACTACAGCTGACGCGCCATTAAATATCTCGCTTTCGGATAGTCTTTGTGTTCGCATTCAAGATAGTAACGGCGATTACCAGAAAATCTTTACTGGCACAATTTCAGATATTGACATAGTTCTAGACCAATACGGAGATATTGGGAATATAGCAAAGTACACACTAACTACAGTTGGAGTGCTTGCGTTACTAAATAAACATATTACCGGTGCTTTGGGATTCGCTAAAGAATTTGACGGCACTCGAGTCTTTAATATTCTTTCAGACGCATTCCTTCAGTCTTGGGACGAACTTTCGCCAACGCTTCAATGGCAACAAGTCAACGCTTTGACGACTTGGGAAAACTGGGACGGCACAAGCCAACAGTTGCTAGATAATTTAGCTGCTCAAATTGATGTACCAGGCGACTATGAGCTTACTGCCTATTCTGACGGCGCTGCTAATGCTTTGACACTTGCACAAGACGCAGCCCAATCAGGTCGCGGAATGTTATTCGAGGACGTAGACGGAAGCCTTTGGTATGACTCTTATTCGGCTCGAGCAACTCAAACGCCTTTAACTTTAACTGCTGATGATTTAGTGACCGACGGACTTAGGCAAGCTGCCCAATGGTCGGAAATCGTAAACGACGTAGAAGTGACTTACAAGAATAATCAAAGCAAATTCGCAGCTGACGGCACAAGTCAACAGCTCTACGGTCAATTGGCTGGAAGCCGCGCGACTAGCTTAGAAAATGGAACTGACGCTCAAGCCCAAGCAAACGCATTTTTAGAAAGCCGCGCTTATGCTCGAACTTACCCAGAAGAGTTAACTATTGCCCTACACAGCCCAACAGTCAGCGACGCAACACGCGACGCGCTAATAGGTATGAAAGTTGGGGCAAGTGTTTACACCGACGATTTACCAGCCGTATTCGGAACAGTCTTTGACGGATTCGTTGAAGGTATGCGCTGGGAAATAGACCGTTACCGAGCTAACTTAGTTTTGACCTGCTCGGCAATATCCGAAACTTACCCACACGC